CTGGTTCCACAGCGCCACGCCGACCGGCTTGTGCCGGGCGTGGAAGCCGAACACCAGCACGCCGTAGCGGTACGTGTTGGTGCCCACGATGCACTCCACGTTGATGAAGTCGTAGTCCTGGGTCAAGTCCTCAGTCTGGAACTCGATCAGCACCGGGTCGCCTGCATCAGCGTTGGTGAGCTGCGCGGGGGCGATGCCCGTCACGTTCTGGGCACCGGTCGCGGCTGCGTCGGTAGCCTCCTCCACGTCGATGTCGAGCGTGGAACCGGCGGCACCAACTTCGCCGGTGATGACCAAGATCAGGATGCGATGATAGTCGCCGACGAAAACGTAGCCAGAGTTGTGCTCGCCCACGGCGGCGTTCGCATTGTCGCACGCTATCACCGCCAGCAGTTCTGCATCTTCACTGAACAGTTGTGTATATGACATTTTGTTTACCTCCTGCCTATGTCGCCACGTCGCCGAGCACGACGAAGGGGCTGATCTGCGTGTTGCCGTCGGCGATGGTCCACGGCGTCGAGTTCATCTGCTGGCCGTCCACCCGGTGGTCAGCTCTCCAGGCAACCAGGTTGTAGCGGAAGCGGTAGTGCATGCTCGAGTCGATGGTCGTGCCCTGCCGGTCGCCGATGTAGTAGAAGCCCCAGTCGGCCAGCAAGATATCGCCCTGCGTGCCCAGCCGCGGCAGCTTCTCCGTCCAGTAGATGGGATAGCCGAAAAGCGTTGAAGGCACATTGCCGGTGAAGTTGCCTGGCATGAAGACATAGCTGGGGTTGGCCGCCGGGCCATTCAACTGGATCAGGGTAGGCATCGCTTCACGGGTGATGTGCCACACCGGGTTCGCTCCGTGGTGATGCATCAACATGTTGGCGATGTCGCCGATACCGATGGTGCCGGCCACGGCGCGGGGTTGCACGAAGGTGCCCGGCGCAGTGATGACGCCGCGCGGCTGGCCCGCCCCGGTGCCGCGCAGGAAGGCATAGTCCTCCTCCCACGCGATGGCCCCGGAGAACAGCCGCCCCAGCAGCGCTTCCAGGCCAATGGCCGCGTCCGCCAGCAGTTCAGTGGACGCCTCGGTGTAGACGCTGAGCTTGTGCGCCACCAGTTCGATCTGGCGGAACTCTGGTTCCTTCTCCGGCTTGGCATGCGCTTCCTCGGTCCATTCGGCCACGACGCCGCCGTATTGGTGTGGTTCGCCAGTGGTGGTGCCCGTCATGTCCAGTGCAGGAACGTTGATCTGCCGGCGACGCATAGGGATGCGAACTGCCCGTTGGCGCACGACGTTGCTTTCCCACTCCGTCGAGAGTAGCGTGGGCAGGAACTCCGGTGGGACCAGGAAGCCGCCGGACGCTCCGGTTTGTTCCAGCAGGTCCTTAGCCTCCCACTCCCGCTTGACCTGGGCCTCGCCTGTTCTCTTGAACCCGCTGGCGATCTCGCCCTCAAATTCCTTGTAGACGAGCCCAGGGTGCGGCCCTTGATACGAATAGGCCACGGCGGTCAGGAATTCACCGAGGGTGCGGAACTCGCTCTTGCCGAGTTTCTTGGCCTTGTCCTTGGTGATGCTGTCCTGCTCCGCCATCTGGATGGCCGTCTCGCGCAGCTTGTTCAAGGAACTGACCCGCTCCTTGAGCGCCACAGCGTCGGCCTTCATCTCGTCGGCGTTCTCCAGCTCCTCGGCGGTCGATTCCGGGTTGGCATAGATCGCCACCGCATCCTCGACCAACTTCAGGGCCTTTGCCGCCATTTCCTCTTCCGACTGTGTTGCTACCTGTAGATATTCCATTTTCGTTACCTCCGTAGAATCTCGATCTGTAGCCTGAGCGCTCCCAGCTCCTTGAGCCTTCGCGCCCGTTCTTCCTCGGAGGTGGGTGGTTCCGCGCCCGGCCCTGTTTCGGGTGGTTCGCCTTCCGGCCCGGCCTCGCTCAACTGTGCGGCCTGCTCGGTGGCAGGTGCGTTTTTCAATTCAACGAAGCGCGCATCTTCAACACCGCTCATAACGGTAAAGACGCCTTCGCCAAATCGTTCATTAAGTTTCGCTGTAAGATGTGCCTCCTCTGCGGCCATAAGTGGTTCCGTGAGCATCAATAGATATCTCTTGCTCAGGTCAATTTCGGTCAAGATGTCAAGAGTATCAATGCTGGCTTTCTCCCACGGCGCTACGATACTGTCATCGTCAAACTCGCTGCGCATCCGAGCATAGTAGGTATTGACTTTGCTGCGGATACGCGCTTCGTCCGCGCTTGGAATATCCGCACCGCCCCGCGCCCCTTCCAAAACACCGGCAACGGCAAAGATGCCACGAGGGATAGCCTGCAGTTCATCGCCCACAACATCGGCGAAGCCCAGCTTGTAACTGGTGAAGTTCTCCGGCGCGTCGCCGTCGTACCAGAAAAATGCCTGGCGATACTTGGCGTTCGGTGCTTCCTCCGCATCTGCCCAACGGCGCACACGCTTCTCGGCTGCGCTCGCATCCCACGCCCGCCCACGGGCGGCGAGGGGCAGGCGCGTATTGCCAGAGACGCCCTTCTCGTCTTCATCATCCGCGCTCTTCACGCCCAGCGTGACAGTGGCCTGATTCATCCCCCACAAAACGGGGCTGTACTCAAAGAGTCGAATTTCGCGCAAATTGCGGATCTGCACATCCTTCCCGCCAATCTGTCGCGTCTCGTAATCAAAGTTGAGCGCGTCGTAGGCATAGGACCACTCCTTGACCGCGCCGCTGTTCAACCGGACGAATGCCCCCTTCCCTTCTGGTGTGTCCATCAGGAATTGAGTTTTCGCCTTGACGCCGCCCGTGGCATCGGGGTATTTCTCCAGCACCTCGGCGGGCAGTTCCGCGCGTGGAATTTCTTTTATTTCTAGCGGCACGCCTAGCGCGCTCATGATTGAGAATGCATTATGCGAATCCAAGACGCGGATGTCGCCCGCCCGTTCCTGTAGCGTCTTGCGGAACGAGCCGGGATGCGAAATGTCGTTGCCTTCGTCCACAATACCGAACACGGTGATAATGGCTTCAACGATGCCCTGTGCCTCATCAACTGCCACCTTGAAAAAGGGAATCGTCTTGTATTCGCTGGCCCGCATTTTGTCTTTTCTCAATTTCTCAACATCCATCTTTCCACCCTCCTGCGCTTCCTCCCACATCGAGTTGCAGATAGCGACGGCCTGGTCTCGGTCCTCCGCCGTTTCGTCATCAAGCACAGTGGGAATGCAGCGCTCAACAAAATCTTCCCTCGATTCATCCGCTCTGGGCGTGGGCATAGTTCACCCCCTTGTTCTCCGTCGGCCCGACGCGCTTCTGCTTTGGCAGTACCGCCCCGCACTCGGAACAGAACTTGTGTGACCCGGGTTGCCCGCTGCCGCATTTCGGGCACAGCCGCGACTGAGCTACTTGCGGCGATTGGATTGTGTAATGGCCTTGTCTCATCTCGCTGTCTCCTAGAAACAAAAAAAGCCCGCACATCGCGGGCCATCAATGCTGTCCCGAAAATGTGCGGGCTATCCGATTCGGCTATCCCTTATGCGGTTGTCAATCCTCTAAGTGCTTGTACTTCCCCTTCGCCTTGCGGCTGAACCCAAACGTGTCGCAGAGCCAATCATCGAACACGATCAGGATGTGATGCACGATTTTCCAAAATTCGCGTTGCTGGTCAGGTGTCATTTTCCTATTCTATACACCATTCTCTCTGCCAAAAACTGAATAAACACGAAATCCGTAATTAAAAAGATGAAACCAAGCCCCGAAAAGTATCCCAAATATATCCCAAAACCGTCACAAACTGCGGTTTTGTTAAGGTAGACTTCCGACTAAATTTCCTTATGGTTAATCCGTTTTCCATCACAACTCCCCCCACATCGGGTTATACGGCAACACCGTGCATTTGCAGTTCGCCACGTTTCCCACGCTGGCGCTCGGATCTCCCGGAAACATCATCCGTTCACCGCCGACCTCGAATGCCTGCCCCATCGGTATCGGCCCTGGATTGCCACCCTCCATATAGCGGGTTCCGGCTTCGGCATGCTCTGGCCGCGTCGTGGGGCTGAATGCCGATAGCCATTCCTTCATCGGCACGTTCCAACTCTCGAATAGATGGAATATGCCCCCGTTGCTCGACCGCATCGTCTCGGTGCGAGCGATCAATTCCCGTCTCCATAGTGGCATCCGCTCGTCGTACCAATCGAAATCCTCGCTGGTCAAATCACCGAACATCCACTGCTGGAACATCGTCTCCAGGTGGCCCTCCATATCGGGGATAGACCAACCTTCGGCCTGGGCCTGCACGAACATCACGTCCAGCGCGTCGAGCGTGGTCTGGTTAATCTCCTGAGCGAACACCAATGTGTAGTCCTGGAACCACTGCTGAGCCATCAGGTTTTCCACGTCGAACGCCATCCCCAGTTCCGCCGCCCATATTTCGCCCTGGGCCTGGATGCTGGCCGCCATCACGGGCAGGAACGCCTCGCGCCAGTTGTCCCCGGCTTCGCCCAGCAGGTACTCACGCACGGCCTCGTCAATGACTTGCCAGTTCACGGCTTGCTTGTTTCGGTTGATAATGTCCAGTATCACTTCAAGGTCGTTCCTGAACGCCGCCTCCGCCGCCCTCCCGAATGGCCGTTTATTCGCAGTTAGGCTGGCGTCGAATGCTTTCCAAATGCGCTGCTTGGCCTCCAGCGAAAACCCCCGCTTCCTGCGGGGCAGCGCTTTTGGGGGCGCTTTCGCTTCCTCCTCTTCACCCGCAGGCAGCGCAGGCCCCTCCTCGCCCGGCGGTAGCGCGGGCACTTCCTCGGCCTCACCCTCGATGACCTCGGTGCGGACGGCGCGGTCAGCTGGCACTTCCATCAGGTTGAAAGGCATCAAGAACACGTTGCCCACCATCGACGGCAGTTCATCTAGCCCCAGTGCCAATCGGTATTCATTGCGCGTGGCAGCGCCAGCCTTAAACGCATCAAATATCTGCGCCCGGCGCTGGTTGCGCATCTCCTTGAGCGCGGGGACTTCGGACAGGTCATACTTCAAAAACGTTCCATTTACTGTAAGGTAATTGTGAAATTCCTGCTCATACAACTGCATCTCTGGCATATACGTGTCTTCCCAGAATGCAGTGCGGGCTTCATAATACGCCTTGCCATAACTCGAACGGGTCAAGCCCACTCTTGTACCGCAGAGAATAGGCGGCACGCCAAATGGTCCCATGATACGTGATTCGGTACGCTCATCTATAGGCCCGAACCCCATCTCGTCGAAAGTTTGGCTGACCTGTTTCACGTCGCCGTCGCTGTCCAAAATCAGCGGCTCTATCCAGCGGTCGAATCCACCGAATATCTCCTTGGCTCGCTCCCGGATGCGGGCAATCGTCCCTGGGTCTAGCGGCTCCTTGAACGTGAACGCGATATTAGGCATCATCCCCCGATCAAAGAATTCCTTCAAAAACTTCGTCACCGAGTTGTCCACGTCCACACTACGCGCCATCGGCGCGATGGGCGAGAGTCCGTAGCCCATCCCTTCCAGCGGGTCGAGAGGATTGGGCAACTTGACGTGCATCACGTCGTCGGGATGCATCATCTGTGCCCTGCCTTCTTCTATCATCCGCCGCCGCTCTATCCTGTCAGCGGCACGGAAGATGCTCTTGCCTTCTGGCACGTAGATGTAGCCGACGCCGTAACGCCCCGTTTCGTCCCTGGTGGCTACGATGTATACCCGGTCGGGCCGCAGGCAATAGATAGCATCGGGTAGCGCTTTCGGATTATCCCGCACCAACACGAAGTAGGTGTTGCCGTCCACATTCAGGTACACTGTGGATTGTTGCTGCATCTCTGGCCAGCTCTGGTGCTCATTGGGCCGCGCCACGAGCTGGGCCAGCGGATTATTGTCTGGGGCCAACTCTGGGCGGTCCGGAT